TTTGGTTTAACAAATATATCTGCTCTAAACTCATTTCTATCAATAACATCAGCAGTATTGTTAGAAGTATCACAAGTAACTAAAAAGTCTGTAACACCTCGTCTGCCTTGTACATCTCTTAAAAATGGTTCAACCATATTTCTAAATTGAGCTCTTGTGAACTCGTCATTAAATTCAAATAGTTGGAATTTAGAAGCAGTTGATATCGCTTTCTCCAAAGTGATAAACAATCTTCTTACGTTTATTCTATCAAATGCACTCGGCGTAGATAGTCCAGTTTTATCACCAAACAAGAGTGTACCTTGTCCTGGTAAAGTTACAATTGGATTTACTCTAGCTCTGTACAATTCATCCCTTTGAGTTTTGACTGGGTTGTAAGCAAGTTTAACTGCACCTCTAATTCCGCCTCTGTTAAATCCAGCAGGTGAGAACCAAGAGTCTGCGATTAAGTCTGTTCTTGCAGCCAATCCAGCAACGTCTCCGTTTAAAGGAATGTATCTAAATAAGTCATTATATTTGTCGTAAGTATATTTGTACCCACTATCAAAAACTACATAACTTGAACTTCTAACAGCGTCAAAGAAACCTTTAACGTTAGTTGTTTGAGTAGTAGAGTTTGTTACGTTAACTACATCACTTCTTTCAGGAGAAGCAAATACGATTGCGTCTTTTCTGTTTTCAGCGATTGTAATTAAGTTATCTACGTGAGTAGCGTCACCTTTACCAGCGATGATTAAGTTAACATCTACTGTATCAGCGTCATTGTAATGTTCGTAAGCAGTTTTTAATTCAGCAGTTGTAACCGCGGAACCATCTGCACCGTCAACTAGTGATCTACTATATGGTGCTGTAAGAGCTGTGGAAGTTACTCCAGAAGCTGTACTACCCCAATTTGAACCAGTTGCAATGTGATCCATCCAATAGATATATTCTGATCTATTGTAGATTACATCTGGATAATAGTTAGTGTCACCTTGTGGTGTTTTAGCGTCAGAAGCTTTTGATAGTGAATCATAAACTTCTAAAACTTCACCAGCAGTACCTGATATAGCGCCGTCTTCATCTATAACTACAATGTGTAGCTCGTCATTTACTCCACTTCTTGTAGAAGCATAAGTTGATGTAGCTGGTGCTTTATCTACTAGGTCATAGTATTGCCATCTTCGTCTTACTTGTGTACCATTTGCAACAGCTGTGTGTAGTCCGCCTGTGCCTGAAGGGTGTCTTACAAAAGTTATAGTGTTTGTTGAAACTACTGTAATTCTGTATTCGTGCCCACCAGATTCGCCGAAGTTAACGATATCACCTACATTAAAATCAGTTCCTGATGTTAATACGATAGTGGTATCTCCTACTGCTGTTGAAGAGTCATTAGTTGTTGTTTTATTTGTTTCTTCGTATGCCGTTGCACTCGGACACGTTGAAATCTTTAAGTTATTACCCCAAGCGCCTGCTGTTCTTGCAGCCCACTCGCCAACGTTAGCAGAACCATCGTTATAAGGTCCTGTACTTCCGTCACCGTTAGAGTAATGCTCTGTATTCTTTATTCTTAAAGCTGTCCCAGAAACGACAGCGTTTACACTTGAAGTGTTTGCAGCTCGCACAACCCTTAAACTTGATGAGTACTGTAGAAAACTAGCAGCACTAAAAAAGTATTCAAAGTTTGTAGAGTCAGGTTTTCCAAACGTTTCTACCAATTCTTTTTCAGACGCAATAGATATTACTTCATCCATTGGACCTTGATTAAATTGACCTGCAACAGCACCGATCGTAGTTGCTACTGCTGGGATTACGTTTGTTAAGTCTTTCTCTTGTACGAGAACACCTGGTGAAACTTGAAATGCCATATGTTTGTTCTCCTCTTATTAGCTAATAAGTATCATTTAATCTCGTTTATATTTATAAATTTTGTCACCTTTACTACAGCATCTCTCCTTTTCTTACTGTAACAGGTGTCCATGTTTCGCCTTTGTCATCCTGAAAACTATCATCATTTAAACCATCATCCATAAACCCAAATGGTGCCATATCTTGTTCTATTGCGTGTTGTTGTTCTTCATACATTTTAGCACGAACATCCTGGTCTGTCATTTCTTTAAAATATCTTTGATTTGTTATCCATGCAAATATAAGACAACACATAACCAAATCATCATTAGAACCTTCTTCAGCCTGCCAACCACTACCACGTCTTACAAATGTTGATAATTCTTGTATTGTATGAAAATCTGGTATGTACATTTTGTCGCCTTCAACTAAACTTTTTAAGTTAGAGGCGCCTATTCTTTTTACTTGTTTTGTCATACGAACACCTAATTGTGTTCCCCTTTTAGAAAATCCACCACCCAATATTTGTCCAGCTCTACCTTTCATCATACACATTAATAAGTTTGTATATTCTAATTCAAATTGTAAAGCGTCTGCTACTTGATGTCCTATATCATTTACTTCAACACAAACATAAGCCATATTATAATTTTTTGCTACTCTTTCTATTGTGTGAGGAAATAAAATAGGTTTGATTTCATTATCTCTAAATTTTGCGACCATACGATAAGGCATTTTTGAAACATCAAATACAGTAAAGGCTGAATAATCTCTTACAGTACCTCTAGCAACGTCAACTGTCATTACATAATCTTTTCCTTTTACTGGTTGTTCATACACATCTATTCCAGCATTTGAAATAAGAGGTGTATGGTGTGATAACATTCTTAGCTTTGCTGGATTAATAAGTGTATCAACTGAACCTACAAACTCACATTCAAACTCGGTAGTAAATTGTGCTTCGGAAGTATTTCTTATTGTTTGTTCTTTCCATTTATCATCTCTACCTGGAACTTCAGACCAATGTACTTCTATAGGTTTATAATCATTTCTTCCATGTACTGAATCATTCCAAAGTTTATAAAACATATTCATTCCATGTGGAGTAGAAACTATCATAACTTTAGATGTTTGACCAGATGAAATTGTAGGATAAACTGAACTAAAAAACTGTTCAGCTATATTATTAGGGATAAACGCAAACTCATCAAGGAATATTATATTATAAGAACCACCTCGGATCGCACTTGAAGATGTTGCAGCTGCAAGTATTTTTGAACCATTTTCTAATTCAAGTGAACCTTTGTTCCAATTGAGAACGCCTTGTTGTAACCAAGCAGGTAAATTTTCGTATGCGAGTTGAAGTCTGCCTAATAAATCTCTAGCAGTTGAACTTTTGTTGGCCAATATTGCAACGTTTATATTATCATTGAATATAACTTGATGTAATAGATAAGCAATGATTGTTGTTGATTTACCTGACTGTCTAGGCAATTTTGCAATTGAAAATCTATTGTTATGAAAAGTATCAACCATCTTTGCCTGAAACTTGTACATATCAAATGGTATTAAACCATGGTCAATATTTACAATCTTAATATATGTTGTAATAAAATATGTAGGATCTTCCATACACTTTGCAATCTCACGTACTTGCTTTTCGGTGTATTCTATCTTTGTATTTGCTTTAAATAAATTAGGATTTCCTAGATATGCTTCAGTCATATACGTGCTCCGCAGGATTAAAACCTTTTTTAAAGTTTTTATCTTCCTCAGGAGTTATATTTTTATTTTTGTTTTTAAGCATTTTATGTAACTCTGCTGAAGAACCTACAAATAAAGCATTTTTAATAGTTGCTGTTGTTTTGTTAGGTACATCTTTTAATGTTTTAAGTTTAGCTTGTAAATCTTGTAATTTATCAACTGTATCAGCAACTTGTTTAATTAGATTACCTGCAACTTCATAAGCACGTGGGTGTTGACTCTCACCTGCAATATCTAATATACCTTGTATTGCGTCTTGGCCACGCTCTATAAGATTATAATAATTTTCTCTGCTGTATTTGTAATCATTATCCACATCTTCTTTGTCCTTATCTTCTAATCTAGGAACAGGTGGAGTAAATTCTTTTTTAACTACTGCTTTTGTAGCAGGTTTCTCTGGTGTGATACCTAGAGCTTCATTTATTTTGTCGTCTATAGTCATAATAATTATCCATCACTTCCAGTACTTGGGTTATAATTTTTAGAATCCTTGTGAACAGTTATAGTTGTTGTAAATCCGAAATCATCATCAGCGTCAGCACTTGTCGGATTAGGAACAACCACAATTCTTTCTTCTCTTGTAGGACTTCCAGTTGTGTCTGTATATAAATCCGTTATTGTTTCTTTAATAATAGATTTAGAGTATATAGGACCATACAAATATGTTTTAGCAGTAAAGTTTAAACTATAATTAACTGCTCTTCTAGTTGTAAATGAGCCATCATAACTGTCAGCATAATCTACAGAATTTAAAGTAATAGGTACATCTCTTTTAATTCCCATATCTGGAATTGCATTTATTGTAACAGTATAATCTGGTTGAAAATAAGGCAATATTTGTTCTATAATTATTAATCCATCTTCAGCAGTTGCTGTAAACGAATATAAATTAAAAGATATATTATATGGAACAGGATTATATTGATAGTATTGTTTACTTGCGTCTGAAGTATTAACATTTTTAAACTTACCTACTCTTTGTAACTTACGAGATGAATCATAAGATATACCTGATATTTCAAACCCCATACGAGGTAATGATATAGCAGTTTCTCTTTGTTCTAAATTAGGTTGTTGTTCTAATCTTACTAAAAACTTTTCTTTAGGCGAATATGCTAAAGGTACTTTTATTTTTTGCACAACATCACCATCACTATTTGTTCTATGAATAATGACATTATTAAATATTGTACCAAATGCTACAACAACTTTTCTTAATGACTCGTGGTAAAATCTTTGTCCAAACATTACTCGTCAACCTCTCCAAATGGATTTCTTTCAGTAAAGTCTAGTATATCATCTGCTGTACTTTCAGTACCAAAACCAGCGTCTGATTCGTATGTAGTGTTATCAGCATAATCTCTAGTTTGTGTTGCTAAATTGTAATCATCTGATTCTAATATTACATATTCATATACACCTGTTACTGTATCAGAATTTTCTAATAACATACCACCACCATCTTCTAATACTAATTGTTCTTTTAATATATCTGTTGATAATCTATCTTCAAGTTGGTCAATTTCTTGTCTACCAACATCAAATTTTTCTGAACTGTATTCGAATCTAGTTGTTCTTAATTTATAAACTGGGAGGTTTCCTAATTGGAAGAATGGCTCTTGGTCTTCAACAAACTGTATCTCAAAAAAACTATTCATCAAAGGTACATAAACTAAATCACCTTCATTTGGTCTACCTGTTATTATTAAAGTTGCTTTATTATCAACTTGATTTTGCCAACGTCTTTTAGAAATCATAAACGTTGTATCTTCTCTAATTTCTAAACCAAATTTAGATACTAATTCTTGTTCACCAGCAAATCCTTCTTGCGTTTCAACATACATTTCTAACATATATGAAGCGTCAAATTTAGAAAGAGTATCCTCTCCTAAAATTAAATCTTTATTAACTAGTGTTCTTGGTAAATAAAAGCAGTCAAGGCCGTATATCTTTAGACCTTCTATGATTAAATCTTCGTGTAATCTTTTTTCTGCTGTGTTTCCAATTCCGTTGCCACCTTGGAAGTAGTGATTAACTGGCATGGCATTATCCTATCATATACGTTACAGGCGTTTCGTATGTGCCTCTTATTTCTTCTTCTAATCTTTTTATGTCGTCTTGTGACTCTTGGAATATTTGTTGACCATTAAGAGTAACACCACCTAACATAGCAACGCCATTGAATTTTGATAAGTTAGCACCCCATTGTCTTTTGATTAATGCTGTAACATATCGTTTTAAATAAATGTCATTATAAACATCTGTCATAACTGTTGGATCTAATTTTCTAAAACATTCAATAACAAGAAACTCACCTACAGATATGTCTGTTTTCCAATCCATATCTACAAACAGTTTATTATTATATTGATTAAATCTTACTGGTTTTTCACCTACTAATAAATGATCTAAAAAATCTAAATGTCTTAACACCATATCATAATGTATAATTGATGTTGATGAAAAATCGTAAAGGTCGTTTAATCTTAATTGATATCTCATATCAAACATATTTTGATTGCCTCTATTTGATAATGGGAATATTCTAGTTACTGCTAATACGGCTTCTGGAACTAATATAAAATTATTCTGTTCAGTCCATGCAGTAGTAACTGAATTTTTAGTGATTGATGAAGCAGTATCTCCATCAGGAGATATTATTCTATCTACGTCTGCTTGTGTAACTTTATATTTAAGGTATGTTCTCTCAACACCATCATAATGATATTGTGAAAAATATTGTAACGCTTCATCTAATCTATCTTCTAATTGATCGTCATCAACGTTAATCTCAATAACAGGCTTGCCTAATGTTCTTAAAGCATACTGTTTTAATGTTTCTCTGGTATTTGGATTAGCCATTTAATAGTTCCTTTATTACTATTTATAAGATTTTTTAACTGTTAATAAGGCTCAATCCTAGTTTACGCATAAATGCGTTAGGTAAAAATAGATAATTAAGGGATTAATTAAATATTACGTAGCAGAACCAACAATTGTCTTAACAGTTGAACCACCAGAATCTAGTATCTGTAATGTTACAGCACTAGCAAACATAGATGAAACAATATTAGAAATTGTATTATTAGAACAGTTAATAGTTTTGTTCGTAACTGTTTTACTATTAGTTGTAGATAAAATATCTACGCCACCCAATGTAGCAGTTGTTGCTTCTAGGTTTGCAACAATTGTTCCAACAGCATATCCTGTACCACTTGTGTTTACAGTTGTTGTTGGAGCTGCTTGATTGTCTTTAAATACTTTCCACTTACCATCGCCAGCATCCCTAAAGATACCACCGTAAAGGTCTTGTGAACCAGATGTATCATACAATCCATATAACCCGATATCAACAGCGTCAGCCGCATTGTTTCCTGTTGCCAGAGAAATTAATGGGTCTTCTACTGCCAATGTTGCAGTATTAACTGTAGTAGTATCGCCAGAAACAGTTAAGTTTCCAGAGATTGTTACGTTAGCAGGTAATCCGATAGTTACTGTTCCTGAACTTTCAGCAACTTCTACTTCATTATTAGTTCCAGCAAATGTCATTGTTCCGCCTAGAGCAACTGCTGTAGTATTGGAACCATCTGAAACTGTTATTGCAGAATTGGTTAATGAACCATTAGCAATATTAGATAATGTGTTTGAAGAACCTGATATAGTTTTGTTCGTTAATGTTTGTGCAGCCGCAAGACCAGCAAAACTTTCACTTTGTAATGCAGTATTAAACTCAGCAAGTGAACCTGTTACAGTATTATCTGCTAAATCAATTGTTTTGTTAGTTAATGTAGTTGCGTGAGCATCCATAGTAACTTGGTCATTACCAGTTAGTAAAGGTAAAGTTACTGTTCTATCTGCTGCTAATTCACTTACAGCAAATACATATTGATGATTCGCTGAAGTATCATTAATCTGTGGTGTTGTTAACACAGCACTTGTTAATGTTTTATTAGTTAATGTTTGTGTTCCTGTTAATGTTGTTACTGTACTGTCAATAGCAAGTGTTGCTGTAGTTCCTGTCGCACTTGAAGTTAATCCAGTACCACCAGCGATTGTTAACGTTTCAGAGTCTAAATCAATATCAATTGTTCCAGAGTCTGTAGTTAAATCTAAATCTTCTGCTGTTACTTTTGAGTCAACGTATGCTGTAATTGATTGTTGAGTTGATAAGTGAGTAGCAGAATCTGACGCCATATTGTCTTCGTCTTTTATGGCAGAACCTGAAACTCCTGTATTTATTGCAGGACTTGTAATTGTTGGTGCTGTTAAAGTTTTGTTTGTTAAAGTTTGACTATCTGTTAAAAGAACAACATTTGAGTCAACAGCAACTGTAACTGTAGTACCTGTAGCACTTGAATCAATTCCAGTACCACCAGCAACTGTTAATGTTTCAGAATCTAAATCAATATCAATTGTTCCAGAGTCTGAAGTTAAATCTAAATCTGCTGCTGTCGCTTTTGCGTCAACATAAGCTTTGATTGATTGTTGAGTAGCAAGTTGAGTTGCACTATTTGATCCCATTGCGTCTTCATCAAGTATAGCACTTCCTGAAACTGCTGTATTAATAACAGGACTTGTTAATGTTTTATTTGTAAATGTGTCTGTTGTTGCTTTACCAACTAATGTATCAGTAGAAGCAGGTAAAGTTAAAGTGACATCTGCTGTAGAAGCAGGTCCAATTAATCTAACTCTATTTGTACCGTTATCACTATCTTCATAAAAATCAGCGTAACCAGCACTAGATGAACCATTTTTTAAACTTGCACCTGTATTAATAACAGGTGTAGTTAATGTTGGTGTTGTTAAAGTTTTATTTGTTAATGTTTCTGAACCTGTTAATGAAACAAAACTTTCACTTTGTAATGCACTATTCCATTCTGCTAAAGAACCTGTAAGTGTATTATCTGCTAAATCAATTGATTTATTTGTAAGTGTATCTGTTGTTGCTTTACCAACTAGTGTATCAGTAGCATTTGGTAAACTTACTGATCTATCTGCTGTTGGGTCAACTGTTGTTAAAGTTGTTTCGTAAGCGTCATCTGTTGCACCTTCAAAAACAAAAGCATTTTGTATATTAACTGTTGTAGAATCTACAGTTGTTGTTGTTCCAGAAACTGTAAGGTTTCCAGTAACCGTAAGGTTATCTGCAACTGTAACTTCCGAAGTTGAGTGCCCTAATGTAATCGCTACACCAGAAGTTTCTGTTGCAACTTTTAAAGCACCTGTTGAATTTGTAATGTATGAGTTTGTTCCGTCGTGGTATAATGTTAAATCTGGTCCAGCACCTATTTTTAAAATATCACTATCGCCCATTGCAACGTGAGTAGAAAATGTTGCTACTCCTGTAACACCTAATGTTCCTGAAACTGTTGCGTTATCGTCAATGGCGACTGTGCCGCCTGCTGAATCTATTGTAAGATTTCCAGAAGAAGTGTCTATTTCTCCTGTTGCTGTCTTACCTAATTGAATTACTCCTTGTAAGTTACCAACCGTTGTACCACCTGCAGTAGAACCATCGTGTAAGATAACTTTATCTAATGTAGTATCTACCGTTATTTCACCAACTGAGCCTGTATAGGCAGCGTTTTCAGCAGTAGTACCTCTTCTTAATTGTAAAATTGTTGGCATTGTTGTTCTCTCCCTTTTGTAACAAACTAACTTCTATTATTTATAATATTTAGTTATTTGAACTCCCTTTTTTTTTACGTTACTTTATTTTCCTAAAATTCATAATATTATGAACTTGCTACATAACCAAAGTCAACTACGCCTACTACGGCAACTACATTACCCATATCAATTCTTCTATATGTTTTGTGATTACAATCAGCACTTACATTATTCAAAGAAACGCCGAAAGCGTCTTCTGGAGAACCACTTACTGCCGTTTCATCTCCGCCTAAAAATATCGTCTGTACAGCAGAAGCGTCAATTGATGTTGCCTTAAATTCGTCAAATCTTTGATCTGTTGTATCAACAGCAGTTTGTGTAACGTTATTTCCTATGTAAGCCATTTATTTCCTAACTTGATATATCATCTACTGTACTTACAACTACATCACAAGAACTAGCAGTATCAGATACTACTTTTAATACGTCAGCAGAATGTACTACGTATTTTGCTCCTCCGTCTATAATTTGTAAAGCCCCACCAGTTTGAATAGGTGCATTTTTTATAAGATAATAGTCATTTGATCCATCATTAATATAAACATCTACTTTAATTTCACTTGACGTTGTATTCGCCAAAGCGATACCTATAACAGTATCGTAACTGTTAGCAGTAAAAAGTGTTGAAGCAGACGTCCCAACGTTTCTTGCTATATATCTTCTAAAATTTTGTGCCATATTATATCTCTCTTATTTATATATTTATAATGCAATTGCCATCGCAATAGCAAAACCTTTCGTTGATTTATTATCTAATTGTGTTTGAATTGCACTTGTGACCCCATTTAAAAAGTCAAATTCTGTGTTTGAAACACTTCCGCCACCCATACTGGCAGCGTTTAATCCTGTGATTGTGTTTGATGAACCTGATATTGTTTTATTAGTAAATGTAGTTGTACTTGAAGCTGAAACACTTGAAACATTATCATCCACATAAGCCTTAACTGATTGTTGAGAAGGTGGACGTGTAGCACTATCACTTGACATATTGTCTTCATCAATTAATGATAAAGCTAGTCCATCTACATATGCTTTAATACTTTGTTGTGTTGCTAATTTCGTTGCCGAATCAGAAGACATATTGTCTTCATCAGCAATAGCAGAACCAGAAACACCTGTGTTGATTACAGGACTTGTTAATGTTTTATTTGTTAATGTTTGACTTGCAGTCAATAATGAAACAGCAGAAGTATCAGATAAATCTGTTGAAGCAATTGTTATGTTACCAGTACCATCAAAACTTTGACCAGCGATTGTTCTAGCATTTGCTAATGCAGTTGCTGAAGAAGCTAATGTTGCTGTACTAGCATTTCCTGTTAAGGCGCCAACAAATGCAGTACTTGTAATACTTGTTGCACCTGTAACTACACCTGCGTCAATTACGATTGTACCATCAAGTACAATTTGTTGTCCTGTTAATGGAGTTATTGTTAAATCTGTTCCTGCTGTAGAGGAAATATCATTGCCGTTTATAGTTATATTGTCAACTGAAAGAGCTGTTAAAGTTCCTACTGAAGTAATTGCAGGTTGAGCTGCAGTTGTAACTGTAGCAGCAGTACCAGATGTATTACCTGTTACGTTACCAGTTACATTTCCTTCTAAATTAGCAACTAATGTTCCAGTTGTAATTGTTAGATTGCCTGTTGAAGCACCAGTAAATGTTCCTGTACCAACAATGAACTTATCTGCCGACTCGTCAAATCCTATAAATGCGTTATTTGAATCGCCTCTTTCTATTACTAAACCAGCGTCATTGGAAGGAGTACCTGAAGTACCATTTCCTAATTCTAATAGTGAGTCTGCTACAGTTGTATTTGTAGTTGCAACAGTTGTAGTTGTACCATTTACTGTTAAGTCACCTGTAACTACTAAATTATTTCCTATAGTTGCATTGTGATTAAATATAGCAGAACCAGCGTCTGACATATCTAAAGTTAATGCTGTGATAGTTGAACCACCATCATTTCCTTGGAATATTATATCTTTATCTTGTACAACAGATTTGGCATAGAAATCTGATCCAGTTAACTTAAAAAGTCCAACAGCTGTAGCTGCGTCTTTAAGATAAACATACCCACTATCAGCGTCTAAATTAATATCTGTTGTAGCGTCTAATGTAATTGTAGAACCACTATCTATTTCTGTAATAGTAGGAGTAGTTAATGTTTTATTCGTTAAAGTTTGCGAAGCGTCATTTAAAGTAATATTTGATGTGTTAGATAAATCAGTTGACGCAATAGCAATATTTGCACTACCATCAAATGATACACCTGCAATTGTTCTAGCAGTTTCTAATGCAGTTGCTGTGGAAGCGTTTCCTGTAAGAGCACCAGTAAATCCAGTAGCGACAGCCGCACCTGTTATTGTTACACCTGAAGATGTTGTTTCAAATTTCTTACTATTATCGTATCTGATTTCTACAGCACCATCTGCTGTACCTACTAGATATGATTCATCGCCTGCATAGTTTTTAAGATTTAAACTATCTGATTGTATATTAATTGCTGAACCTCTAACGACAATAGCACCTGTTCCTACGTCATCTATATACGAATTTGAACCATCGTGGTATAATCTTAAATCGCCACTTGCACCAAACTCAATGTTTTTACTATCACCAAGTTTTATATCTTTATTGAATATAGCAGTACCACCGTCTGAACCATCAAGTGTAAGCATTGTGATAGATGAACCATCATCTTCACCTTTGAAGACCATATCTTTGTTGTTAGTCTTAACTTCAAATACAGCGTCACCACTTGATTCTTTGAATAGTCCCCAAGCAGTACCACCTTTTTTAAATGTTACATCTCCACCACCAGCGTCTATATCAATATTATTTGAAGCGTCTAGTAAAAAGTTAGTTGCATTAATTTGAGCAATAGTAGGTGTTGTTAAAGTTTTATTAGTTAAAGTCTGTGTTGATGTTAATAAAGCAATACTTGCTGTGTCTGATAAATCTGTTGAAGCAATAGTTATGTTTGCTGAACCATCAAAACTTTGACCTGCAATTGTTCTAGCAGTTGCAAGTGTAGTTGCTGTAGAAGCGTTACCTGTAAGAGCACCTGTGATACTATCTATATAAGCATTTTTGAAACGTAAAGAGTTTGTACCTAGATCAACATCACTATCTGTAACAGGAGCTATAACTCCATCTGCCATTGTAAATTGTGAAGTACCACCAGCTGAAAAAGCCATTGTATCAGCAGCACTAAAGTATAATCCTGTGTTTACATCTCCGATGTTAGTAATACTTGGAAAAGCAGCACTACCATCAGCAAATTCAGACGCACCATCTCTAAATTTCATTACATAATTACCATCAACTCTAAAAGTTAATATTGAATTATCTAAAGCGTTATCTTTATCTAAATCAAATTTAAATTCAGCACCTGCACCTGCCATTTCCATATATCCAGCGGCAGCGTCCGTATCTGTTATTCTGATTACTGGAATTGATTGTGAAATTTCTAATGATCTCGCAGGCGTAGTCGTTCCAATCCCAACTTTATCTGCGCTTTCATCTACAAATAAAGTACCAGAGTCAAAGTTTACATCGCCAGCAAATGTTACAGCGCCTGTTACGGTAGCTGCGTTAATTGTTGGTGCTGTTAATGTCTTATTAGTTAAAGTTTGTGAAGCTGTTAATAATGCAATTGAAGCAGTATCAGATAAATTTGTTGACGCAATCGCAATATTAGCAGTACCATCAAAAGATACTCCAGCGATTGTTCTAGCAGTTTCTAATGCAGTTGCTGTAGAAGCGTTTCCTGTTAAAGCACCAACCAATGCAGTTGATGTAATACTTGTTGCTCCAGTAACTACACCAGCGTCAACTATTATTGTTCCGTCTAATACAATTTGTTGTCCTGTTAATGGTGTAATATTTAAATCAGTACCTGCTGTAGATGATATTGTATTGCCATTAATGTTAAGATTATCAACTTGTAAAGTAGTTAAAGTTCCTACTGAAGTAATTGCAGGTTGAGCTGCGGTCGTAACCGTAGCAGCTGTTCCAGATGTATTACCTGTAACATTACCAGTTACATTTCCTTCTAAATTAGCAACTAATGTTCCAGTTGCATAACCAGTACCACTTGTATTAACAGTAGTAGTTGGCGCTGCCTGAAGGTCTTTAAATAATTTCCATTTAGTATCTGAAGCATCCCTAAACAGTCCTGAATATAAATCTTGTGAACCACTTGTGTCATATAATCCATATAAACCAATATCAACAGCGTCAGCCGCATTATTACCAGACGCCATTATAATTAATGGATCTTCTACGGATAATGTTGAAGTATTAACAGTTGTTGTATCACCAGAAACAGTTAAGTTACCTGAAACTACTAAATTATTTCCTACAGTTACATTGTGATTAAATATAGCTGCACCAGCGTCTGACATATCTAAAGTTAATGCTGTGATTTCGGAACCACCATCACTACCTTTAAATATTAAATCTTTATCTGAAACCCTGGATCTAATTGCTAGATCAGAATTACCCATACTAATAGTACCAACAATAGTATCATCATCTGATAAAATAATATCTTGGCCACCAGCGTCTAATGTAATGTCGGCACTTGCATTTAACGTAAATGTTGTTGCGAGTATTTGAGCAATAGTAGGGTTTGTTAGAGTAGCACTTGT